CTTGCAGAGATCGTAGACCATGCGGCGCTCGACAAGCTGAAGTTCGCCGACAAGCTCTTCCACGCACCTCGCATGTCCATAGTCATGACTTCGGCCCTGCGGCAGGCGCGGCTGGAGGAGGGCAAGAGTACCGAGAACGTGCAGCTCGGCATGGAGGAGCGGCTGGCTGCGCTGATAGGGCAGGTAATTCGTAGTTATGTGCCCCGTGAGCACTGGGACGAGGCGGCTGAGAAGATCGTAGAACTGGTGGCGGGGGAGAATGGCAAACTCACCGGCATTGGCTGAGCGCGTGGAGCGCATGAAGGCGCGCGTCAAGGCCGACCTGCACTCGGCGGGGGGCGGGTACGACACTATCGACTTCCAGCCGCACGCAGGCCAGCGACTCCTGCTCGACTCCACGGCGCGGTTCCGCGTCCTGGTCGCACATCGGCGTTGGGGGAAGAACTGGGCCTGCATTTGGGATGCGTGGGAGCAACTGCGGATACTGCGGCAGGAAGAGCGCCCGTTGCTCAGCCCCAAGGTCGTCGTCTGGTTCGTCTTCCCCACCTACCCACTCGCCGAGGAACTCTGGAACGACTGGAAGCGGTTCGTGCCGGCCGCTGAGGTAACCCGGAAGCTTGAGCAGAAGCCCTATCACATGGAACTCAAGGGCGATGTCCATATCTCCCTGCGGACGGCCGAAGACCCTGACAGTCTCGTGTCGGCTGGCGTTGACCTGCTGTACATGGTCGAAGCGGCGCGCATGAAGAAGGCGGCGTGGCTGACCGTGCAGCCGACGCTGATATCGCAGGGCCGCCTCGGGCGCGTGGTGTTCAACTCCACGCCGAAGGGCATGGGTTGGCTGCATGAGATTGACCGCATCGCACATGACCCGCTTTACCCCGACTGGGAGGGCTGGCGCATCCCGGCGTTCGCGGCCGATGGCGTGACGCGGAACCCCTACAGCGTCATCCCGTCCACGGAGCGGCTTCTGGAAGAGCGCCAGCAGTACCCCGAGCGATGGTGGCGGCAGGAGTTCATGGCGGAGTTCCTGTCGGGCGAAGGTGCGGTCTTCCGCAACATCCGTGAGCGCATGGCCGCCGCACCCATCCCGCCGAAGCATCCCCTGGTCTGTGGTGTTGACCTGGCGAAGCATTCCGACTTCACAGTCTTCGCCGTCTTCGACGCTGACGGGCGCATGGTCGAAATCGAGCGCCTGCGAGAAGCCAGTTACCCGATACAGGTGGAGCGCCTGCTTTCCCTCCTGAACCGCCTGCAGCTCGCCAAGTGCGTGATCGAGTCCAACGGCCCCGGCGAGCCGTTCTACGACATGGTGGTAACTGAGCTGCATACGCGTCGCCAGGAGTTCCAGCGACAGCCGCAGGTCATTCCCTTTGCCACCACCGCGCAGAGCAAGCGGCAGATGGTGGATGCGCTCGTGATCGCTTTCGAACAGGGCAAGATCACGATTCTGCCCGACGAGGAACTGGCGAACGAGTTCGAGGCCTTTGAGATGACGGCGGGCGCTGCGGGCAACGTGCGGTTCGCGGCACCCGAGGGTGGTTGGGACGACCGGGTGATGGCCTGCGCGTTGGCCTGGACGGAGATAACGAAGGCGGCGCCCAAAGTCTTCGCCAAGGGCACATTCCCCCGTGGTCTGCAAGATGCGCTGCCACGACGAGCGCCAAGCCTAGGCAGCGAGATCATCGGGCAGCGGGATCCGTTCATGTAGTAGGGCGGCAACTGGGAGACGCAAATGCCTGCCAGGAAACCGGAAACGACAATGGTCTATGGCGTCCCGACGCTCTCGGACGCGAAGCGCTCCTATGGCAGTTCCGGCATCCGCCGTCTGGGCGGCGTGATCTACGAGGAGTTCCTGCGGAGCCTTCAGGGCCCTCAGGGCCGGGCGATCTACAAGGAGATGGCGGCCAACTGCAGCGCGGCGCGCAGGGGCCTGCGGGCTATCCTGTTGCAGATACTTTCCGCTGACTGGTCGGCCCAGGACGCGGTCGGCCCGGACGCAGAGGAGGCCACGGCGTTCCTCGAATCCAACATGGATGACATGAGCTTTACCTGGAGCCGCACGCTCGGGGAGGCGGCCCGCGGCGGGCTGACCTATGGATGGTCCTACTTCCCGATTCAGTACAAAGAGTGCCTAGGGCCGGGCCAGAAAGACGGCTCAAAGCGGAGCAAGTACAACGACGGCCTGGTGCGCTGGCGCAAGTGGCAGCCCATCGCGCAGGACACGCTCGATCGCTGGGAGTTCGACGAAGATGGGGGCGTGCAGGGCCTCTGGCAACGCGACCAGTGGGCGGGCAGCGCCGGAGAATACATCCCGATCTCGCGCAGTCTCCTGTTCACCAACGAGGGAGCGCTGGGGAACCCCGAGGGCGAGTCGCTTCTCCGCTCCGCCTATGAGCCCTACTACCGCTGGAAGCGAATGCGCTTCTACGAGAGCGTCGGCGCCGAGCGCGACCTGGCGGGCGTGCCCATGATTCAGATTACCGACCAGAGCCTGCCGATATGGGATTCGACGAACCCCGATATGGCGGCCCTACTGTCCTACCTGAAGGACATCGTGACGACCGTTCGTGTAGACGAGCAGAGCGGCCTCATCATCCCCTACGGCGCGGAGTTGTCGCTGCTGTCCTCGGGAGGCGCCAAGCAGTTTGACGTGGACAAATCCATCAGGCGGCTGACCTGGGAGATACTGGGCACCATGCTCGCGCAGTTCCTGGAGCTGGGCCAGACAGAAACGGGCAGCTACAGCAAGAGCAAGTCGGACCAGGACTTCTTTCTGAGCAGCATTGAAACCATTCTGGTCGGCATGATAGCGGACACGATCAACCGGTATGAGGTGCCGCGACTGTTCGGGCTGAATGGCGACCGCTTCAAGCTGGAGGCCTTGCCGCAACTGGTGCCCGGGGACATCCGAACACCGGACCTGACCGAGATCGCCGAGCCGCTGGGGAAGTTGGTGACCGCAGGACTCATCACTCCTGACCCGCTGCTGGAGGCGTGGCTGCGCCAGCAGGGGAGGCTGCCAGAGCAGGAGGAGGAGGCAGAGGCTGGGGCTGAGGGCGGCACGTTGGCGAAGGCGGCCGCTGGCGTGTCCCGCCTGAACTTCATGCCACGGCTACGGAGCTGGTGGCGAGCGCGGCGCCGACAGCGGGCGACGGAGAAGGCGAAGCGTGAGGGAGACGAAGTGCTGCACTACACGCTGGACGACATCCTGGGGAAAGAGGGCGACTGAACATGGGCAGGAAGCGGCGGAAGCGGGCGATACGGAACGTCTTCGCTGATCTCTGGTGGCAGTGGCGGGCCTGGCATATCCGGCGGGCCTATCGGAAGATGCGAACCCGACCTGTACAGGCTGCACCAGAACCGGAGGCCCCCATCGAGAGTTATGAGGGCACAGCCCTGTGGCATCGGGCGTATGACCTGCACATAGACGTGGGCACTTTTCGTAACCTACTGCCCTTGCTGAGAGAGGAACGCCACCAGCCGAAGCTGGAGGTCGAGGACCTGGAGAAAGAGGCCATTACCCGAGCTATTGAAGGCGAAGCGGCGCGGCGCGGCCTGGTCTTCGCGGGACGTTTTGAGGAGGGCGATGAGGTCGTCGTGCAGTGGCGGGCGCCGGCTGAAGCGGCACGACTGCTGGCGGAGGAAGGCTGAGGGAGGTGACAGATGTCTGAGCAACTGAGTGAACCCGTTCCCGGCCGTGAATGGCAGGCCGAGTTTCCATTCGGCCGCGGTAGCTGGCTGCCCGTCGTCGGGATGACATGCGACGAGGTGCTGCTGGCAGGCGATCATGTATTCCGATGGCATGGCACGGCTGACCTGAAGCCATCGCCCAACGTGCGCTTGCGCTATCGCGTTCCTGTGCGCGGCCAGCCGATGGTATGGCGTGCGGAGGGGCCGGAGCTCCTGCCGTTGCTCGCGCAGGATATGGGCCTGCCGGAGCTGATGGATACGATCAGGGCGGCGATGCTGTAGAGCAGGAGGATAGAATGCCAGTGAAGCTAGGCGAAGAGGGAACCCTCGGCTGCACGGGCGACAAGCCGTGGCCGCTCGTGAACGTGGACACGGGGAAGAAAGAGGCTTGTGCTGGCCCTGACCGCGCTACCGCGATACGTGCCGTGCAGGCGCGGAACATGGCGCATGCCGGACTGCTGAAGCGGACGTGGCTGCGGGTCTACCGGGCGGTCATGGGGGAGCCCAAGGGCGAGGATAGCGCGACGCCGTGGATTCGCCTGCACGGAGCTAAGGTGTGGACAGAGTCAGAACAGCCGCCCTGGGTCGAGCTTTCCCGTTCCGTGCGCATCGTCAAACAGGATGACGAGAAGCATGTCGCCCTGAGCGTGACGATGGAGCCGGCCGACCCCGCGGAGATCGCGAACTGGGTGCGGGACGGGAAGAAGGACCCGGCGCCGCGGGGCGTGGATAGTCAGGGGGACTGGACATTCGCCGAGGACATCGAGAGGGCGGCCTACGGTTTCATGGGCCGCTACCGCCAGGGCACGGGCATCAAGCTGGGGCATGAGGGCGACTTCATTCCGGCGGAGATCGTGGAGTCATACCTGGCGCCGGTGGACTTCGACCTGGAGAACCAGCGGGTGGTCAAGGGCTCATGGCTGCAGGCGCTGCGGTTTCCCGACCGTGACCTGTGGGAGCTCGTGAAGCAGAACATGGGCGGCTGGAGCATCGGCGGGCGAGCAGAGAGGAGTGAGGAGTGACACGTCGAGAACGTGAGCGATTTGAGGTGGAGGCGATCAAGGTGGCCTGGCAACGGCTATGGCCACAGACGCCCTGGCTTCGCGATGCCATAGATATGTTCACAGCATGGACTTCTCCCCTCTTTGGCCTGGACGATGACTGGGATAGCGGGCCCTCCTCTACGTGGCATGTCGTCGAGGGCTTCGATATGCGGCTTGATACGGCGCGGTTGTCCGATGAAGAGTACGTAAAGATGGTGAATTGGGGCACGGCAATCGGCTTCCCAATGTTCGCGCCGTTACTAATGCAGGACTGGCGGAGCGGGCCATCGTTCTCGTCATCTTGGGCGCTGACTCCCGTTGGGGATGCAAGGCGAGCCTATCTTTGGGAGCATAAGCGTGCTATGGAATGCCCGCCTGTGCTCACGAAACTTATCAAAGGCGAGGCCGCGACACTGATGGTTGAGGCACTGACAGCGCAGGCCAAGATGGGCCTCGCGGCGATGGGGGTAACAGACCTATGAGACCCACCGGCACGCAGGAAATAGCCGAGCAGAAGATCCGCGCCTATCGGCGCACGGATCCGGCTGCAGCAGCAGCCTACAGCCTGCGGTTCTTCGCGGTCTGCCCCATGTGTGGGGCGACGATGCGCATGCCGCAGGAAAACGTCGTTACGTCCATGCGCACGTTGCTCTGCCACGCTTGCCAGTGGTCGGCGCAGATCACGGAGGCGCAATGGCGTAGCGCGCCAGAGTACGGGCTGAAGCCGGTCTGCGAGTTGGCACTGGCGGAGAAGGAGGCCAGAGCGACGAGAGCCAGGGAGGTTTTGGCACGACGTTCGCCTGAGAGAGGCCGTTCGTCGAGGTGGGGACCTGTACCTAGCGAGGCGACAGAAGCGCCTGCCGAGGGCCCGCGTGGGGCGCACGAACAGCCTGCTGGAGAGATGAGGCAGGGCAGAGCTGGCAGGAAAGGGGCGAGGGGTGGTAGCGGAGAGCCGCCGACAGACTAGAATCGGGCTGAATCTGCTGACCTGCAACCTGGCAGAGCAGCCGCTTCACCTGGTGGCGAGCAGGTACGCCGTCCAGAGCCTGCTGGAGAGCGACATCTGGGAGTATGACTGGCGCCTCCAGATCGTGGACAACGGGAGCACCTGCCCGCAGACGGCACGCTGGCTCGACGAGTTGCAGAATACCGAGCTACGCATCGCCGTGGAGAAGGTCGGCCAGAATCTCGGCATTGCCAAGGGCCGCAACATCGGCTACCAGCTTCTCGCCCTGCATGAACCCGAGTTCGTCGTGGAACTGCATACCGACCATTTCTTCCCGCCGGCGCAGGACGGACACGGGCGGGATATAAGCTGGCTCGGGCCCATCGTCGAGCACATGCGACATCCGGCGAGCGCGCAGGTCGGGATTGTGGGGCCGGCGCTTCTGAGCGACGTAGTCAACTGGCGGGTGGGGAGTGCTGGCGTTTCGTACCATTGGCCTTATGAGCAGTTCCGCGATGCTGTGGCGAAGCGGTGTCTGGCCTTCCGCCATTCGCGCAAGGTCGTGCCGGGGCTGACGCATCCCGCGGTCAAGCGGTGGGCCATGTTGGAGCAGATCGGTATACACCGGGACGGACTGCTGCATTGCTACGACCCGGACATGCCGGGCCGGCAGAACTTCGAGGACACCGAGGAGGCCTTCCGGGCATGGAAGGCGGGGTGGCAGGTGCTGATCCACTTCGGGTCAGTGGTGTACCACCACTATCATTTCCAGCGACTGGAGTTGACGAGCCATCCCACCGACTACGACGCGAACAACTACTATTGCCAGGTGAAGCACGGGCCGGACTTCATCACATTCGCAACCACGACGCTGGGCGGCTGGCTGGACAGGGCTTACAGGAGGTGAGCCGTGCGGACAGGTGAGTTTGCACACAGACTGACGAAGGCCGAAGTATCAAACCGGGACTGGGGTACGGTGGACAAGAGCCGCCTGCCCGCGGCCTGCTTCCTCTGGGTCGAGGACGCGGACAAGAAAACGACCTGGCATCTGCCCGTGTACGAAGGCGCGGGGGCAATCGGGGCGGACGGGATGTACGAACGCCGCGGGGCGCTGAATGCCAACGCGGTGCGGGCGGCGCGGGCTGCGGTCGGGGGAGCGCGGACGGGTCAGGCGATGCAGGTGCCTGCGTCGGTGCGTTCCACGCTGGAGCGGCTGATGCGCATGGTGGAGTCACAGGGCGAGGGCGAATGAGGGCTGACCATCATCCGCTGAAGCAGGCAGGAGGGGCCCTGGGCTTGGCCTGCGGTCTCGCGGGAGGCTTGCTGTGCGGCAGGGCGTTGTGGGTAATCCCGGCGGCGTTGGTCGTATGCTGCGTTGTTCTACTGTACGTCTCAGCGGAGGCTGACGACCGGGAGGACGACGAGCGATGGAGGAATGATTGAAGGAGGTGGCAATGCGAATCCACCCCATAGGCTTTGACTTCCTCAAACCCTACTGCGAGGAGTACGCCGAGTTCGTGGAGGACCCGGCCACGGCCGACTTCGTGCTCTCCATGAACAATGCGGGCGGCCCCGGCTTCGCCGTCATTGGTATGGCCCGGGCGACGGCCGACAAGTACGGCAAGCCCTTCTGCTGGTGGACTATCGAGGACCCGAACTCCCACCTAGCCTACCTGCCGCAGGCGCAGAAGGCCGACTATGTGTTCACGTCGGATAAGGCGCTCATCCCACGCTATCGCCAGATCGTGGGCCACGAGCGGGTGTTCTGGCTACCGTTGGCGGCGAGCGAGAGCATACACCGGCCCCTGCCCCTGGCAGACGACGCGGCTGAGGTCGGGTATAGCGGGAATTGGTATGTATATGGTGCGCGCAAATGGGGCGATCAGACCGTGATATTACCCCTTGCCCAGGCGGGCTATTCCTTCGCGATCTTCTCCTACGAGGAGCCGCCATACGAGATACTGAAGCCGTTCTGGCGGGGTGGCACATCATGCTATACGGTGGCAGAGCAATATACCCACGCGAGGCTAATCCTCGGGAACAACTGTCAGCGATCAGGTATGGATGGGATCGCACAGACCGTCATGACCTCCATGCGCACGGCAGAGGCACTGGCCTGTGGGAAGCCATTCCTCGCGGCGCACTCAGAGGCGTATGAGGCACTCGACTTCGTAAATGGCCAACATATGCTTTGGGCGACAACGCCACAGGAGGCCTTGGCCGCGGCTGAGTGGGCACTACATATCGACCAAGATGGGGCGGCCGCGATGGCCGAGAGGGGAAGAAAGTTCGTGCTCCGGGCGCATACCTACGGTTGCCGGATACAGAGGATTGGTAGGGCGATCTGCGGAGAGGCTGACCCTTATGACTATCAGTAAGGACGATCAGCTCGCTGTCTGGCTCGTCGCTCTGTCGCTTCGGCCACGATTCGCTCGCGGTGTCGCTGATAGTACGCGCGCCGCGCGGCCCTTGTGGGTTCTGGGTTTCTGCGCCGGTACTCTCTACGGTATGCTGTGCGTTCTTCCCGCCTTCGCTTCTCATACTCCTGGTTATAGACTCGGACGCGCTCAGGGTCATGCTCTCGCCTCTTCTGCATGGTCAGGCGGCCATAACATGTCTCGCACAATCCTCGTGCCTTGTGCCGCCGCTTTGGATGACAGGTGGGCACCGTCTTCGGCTTCTTTGCTTGATGCGTGTTCATGTGCGAGGAGTTGGTATGTATCTCCAGGTTCTGCGGGCGATTATCCTGCTTGTCGCCGTTCTTGTGGTGGATCTTCTCCCACTTCTCTAGCGGCCTCCCGAGGTGCCGCTCCATTGCAAGGCGATGTTCCATCCTGCATACGCCTTTGCCGCAGTTCACGAGGATATACCCGTCTGGGGTTAGGTACCGTCCCGGTGAGATTACCATGGCTTGCCTCCGCGTTTAGCACTATACCAGAAAAAGGCAACTGGTACAACCTTTACGGCCACCGCCTGCGGCGCATCGCGAACGCTATCGTGGGGAAGGCTGAGCCAGAGGACTTGTGATAACCTACTACGCCTGGGCAACGAAGACGGCGGGCATCTACCAGCAAGGCCCCATGAAGGGGCAGGGCTATCCTCGCCGCACGTTGATGTCGGCCGGCGGGCGCGTGCTGATCTGTCGGTTGTTGGCAGTGGCAGATGCGCTGAAACCCGAGGGAACAGAAGTCGTGGCTCTGGCGCGCCTGCCGTTGCACTGGACTGACGCGCTGGAATGGCACGAGAACGTGAAGAAGATACTCATCGGCAGCGGTACGCTGGTGATTCAGTAGGTGGGGTGACAGGAGGCTGGAGATGGCTAAAGCATTCATGTGCGACATCTGTGCCAAGGGCTTTCCTCATTCCCCGCTTACCTATCGCCGCAGGGTCACCATAGTTCGTTCCCTCACGGCGGAGGTCACACTTGAACTCTGTCGCGACTGTGCCAATGAGTTGGTGACAGAAACCGGCGATGCCATGACGGGATTGGAGGACTGGAGGCGACCATGTTCCCTAACGAGCAGGCCGA